GCGATCAGAGTTATTGTCCGGCCGTGCGACAGAAGAACAGATTGCCAAACTTTGTGAGAGAGATGGTCCTCTTGAAGATTTGAAAGATTTGGCAGATGTACTACAAGGCGGTCTTCCTACCGATGAGTTGCCCCCTCTGGTCTCTGACCCTGGATGCGACAACGGCATAATACCGTTTGAAAGCGATGAAGCCAAGGCAGTCGCAACAGCCTCTTTAACTGGAGTATTGGAACAACTGACGGTTGCGTACGCGCAAGATATGCTTGGTAACGGCCCCGGAGAAGCAGATTGGGGATTCATTAACATGATTTTGTCGGATACTATGGCAAATCCTCTTACAGTACACATGCGAAAGGTGGCTAACAATCCATTCTATGTTGACTTTTATACCGATGGGGGCATCAGTCCGGATGGGGACGTCCCCGGCGCCGGGGGATTGGGGAATCTTTTTGAAGCAATATCATCTATAACTCCCCCTACTTTTTTACAAAGAGGCGCTTTTCCATATAAAGTAGCTGATTGGCTAGAAGAATATATGCAGACAAAGTTAACGGCCGATTTTAGTTCTAATAATGAATTACAAAAGGATGTTAAATATACAAAATCTTTTAAAGATGCCGGTGTGAACAGTTTTGGGGGAGATATTAATTTATTGAAATTGCCAGATTTGGGCTATAATGTACAAGTCCGGACTGATTTTGCAGAAGATGAGATAACTTTTTTGGCCCGCGCGCGCAAAGCATCCCCCGATGTAACGCTAAGTTTTCAGGATAATTGCAAGGGCCTGTGGGATGAAGATGAAGTTGAAAGTATGTTTGAGTATGGATTTGATTTGGAAATGTTTTTATCGGACCTAGAAACTGATTTTTATGGCTCATCGGACGCCCACAATCGCCCAGATGATAATGTTCGAATTAGAATTTATGATAAATTTAATGCAGCCGCAAAAGTAGATACTAGCCTAGCAGCCAGCATTCCCGATCTTTGGATAAGATATCATCCTTTTTGGTGGTTAGCTGCACATATGCTGCTCAAGCCGGAAAATGATGACATTAACGAAGTGAAAACTAGAAAGTTTGAGTTTATCGCTAGCGATTCTATTTTGGATGAAATTGATTTAACAGCATATCCCAAGTTTCTTTCCACTTTTAAAGGTCATCAAGATTACCTTCCACAAATTGTTTTATTAGATGAAATGATCGGTGCGGGTACTATAGCAAAAAGTGACATTAAAAGCAGTTATGATAGTATAGTATCTTCTATAACACAAAAATTTATAGATGAAATTGCCAACAACGAAGACGCGTTTTTATATGGCGCCACATATGATGACTTATCTTTTGATGATGTTGAATATGTAGTAGACGACGGTCAAACAGAATCAGATGGCGGAACAAATTATTATGAGGCGCTGGTAGATGATGGAGAAGGAGGCACCCGACCTATCGAAAATGATGATCAAATTTTGGGCTTAAGTAGGATGCAATATGAATCAGAAGATGAAGATAGCAATCGCGTAATATATTTAGATCCGATGACATTTGGTGGTTCGTATATGAATCCTCCTCTTTATATTAAACCATTAGAGAACAAAGGGTGGCTAGGGTTCGTTGATGTGATGTTCCCAGATATGAGCCCTTGTAAGCCTTATAGAACTGATTTGATTGATTTTGCAGACATTAAACAAAAAGTAGAAGATTCTTACCCCACTATTCCGGAAGATGAACGTTTGAAATCAGATCCGGATTGTGTAGTGGAAACCCCTTATGCAAGAATTTTAGAAAGACCTGGCAAGGCCGGCCTGGAGAGTATTATTACTGCGGCCATCAGAGTATATGTAAGTACTTATTTTATAAAATCGATGGCAACATTTACCAAGTTTTATCCAAGCTTCCCGGGTGTTTTTAGTAGTCTTTATGCGGCATATATTGTTGAAGAAATGGAATCGTCGTTCAAAGATGCGCAAAAGCCCGTATGGGAAATGTTTAATCCATTTAAAGATTCTGAATTTTGGTATGCGTTTTTGGAGCAATCCGTACAGCTTTATTCTATACGCGTAGACAATGGTGAGATTAGTGATCCTCCTGCTTCGGTTATAGAAGCGCTCGTGCGCCTAAATGACGCACAGGAAAGTTACGATTACCCAGACAAGAAGATGTTGATAAAAGCAAGAAAAGACGGAGAAGCAGGAAAATTTGAAACATTAAAGAATTATAGAGCTGATAAAAATCTTGAAGCCATTCAAGCAACAGAAGAAGATGCTAAGATAGTCATGAAAGAGCTTGTCATTGAACAGTTAAACTATATGGGAGAGAAATTTGTAGAAAACCTTAAAATTGTAGGCATGGCGCCGGACATATACGATATGAGTTATTACGTTCTTCAAGAACTATCTCAGGGCGGATCTGGTTTAACATTAGACCAAGAAATAGAACAAGAATATGAAGATTTGCCGGAGTATGATGCGTCCAACCCGCTGAACAATGAAGAACATTACACTAACGGAGGAGAGTTTGCTTTGCCGGATGGAACAGAATATGTGGGATATTATCATGTTGGAATAGAGGAAGGCGCCACGGTTTATGTAACGGGTGAGTTCAGCGGCAAGAGCGTTGAAGGTGGCGAGACCTTAACACCTTTTGCAAATAAAGTTATAGTTCCAATTGGTGATATTGCTGAGTGGGGGAGTGCCACTTTATCGGATGGTGAGACTAACACTACGCAACCATTTGTTATTGAAAAATATATTAGTATTGATGGATCCAAATATTCTCCAACTGGTGCAATAGAAAATTTAAACAGCAGCGGTATAGATCTCAGCCAAAACATTTCTGATGTTTATCCTGGCGATTTAGAACTTGTAACTAATAGCAACGGAAGAGTAGTGGGTCTTAAAGGAGAGTTGGGTATAAGACACGGATTGATATTTTCCGTTATAATCGATGGAAATGAGCACACAGTGACGACAGTTGAAATAGATGCCTTGGACCGACCGCTGTCACAGCTTGATCCGCTTGAGGGGAATAGTCTATTGCTGTTGTGTTTGATTAATAAACTTAAAGAGGATGATAAATTTAGGTTAGTGGCGGAATATATTTTCCCACTTAACAAGATTGTAGCTACGCTTGCCATTTATAATGGACTGGCATTTATGCCGTCTATTGGCGAGAAAATGGTTAGAGATAATGAATCTGTCGGCCCGTATTCGTATCAAATTGACAAGGAAACAGGCCCGGACCTCGATAATGCAATTAAAAATACAATATACACAAAGCCCGGCGTGGCTTTAACATTTGATACCGACACAGGACAGCCGGCCATCTATCCTCCCAATGTAAAAGGACCAGACACCGCAACTGATGATACAGAAGTAACCATTACTGATCCCGACGCAGGCCTTTTCGCTAAGGAGGAAACCACTTATGATCTATCGCAGCCAGAAGGCGGCGGTTGGGCAAGCAAAATGGATAGAGACCCCGGCGTTTTTGGTGGCATAGGAATTCTAAAGTGGGACGAATGGGATAAAACATTGTTAAGAAATTCTAAAGGTAGAATTAAAAAGATTTTTAAGAGCTATTATAATTCTAGAGATTTTACCCCCGGGCAGCCCGACGATTCATCGGATAGTCCTGGCACTGTTATAACCAATGAATTTAAATCTAGATTCAAAAGAGCCCCGGGCCAGAAGCTGCTTCCGTGGTGGAAAAAGAGAATGCTTCGTTCAAGTCCATTTAATGCAGATGGAGAATTGTGTGAAAAGAAAGATTAGATGATAATTATAGAGAGGTAAAAAAATTATGGCTTCTTTGGGTGTCGCCCTTCCATTAGAACTAGATTCGATGGATGGCTTTGTAATGCTTAAAAATATTCAGAAACTAGTAAAACAAAATTTGAAAATGCTTATACTCACTGTCCCTGGTGAACGAGTTATGAAGCCTAAATTTGGAGTTGGCATCCAAACATATCTTTTTGAGAATTTTGGTCAAAACACAATGTCGCAAATAGATAGCAAGATTAGAGAACAAGTAGGAATTTATATGCCAGCAGTACAGATTAATGATATTGTGTTCGGAACCACTGATCCAGACAGCAACTACCTAGGCATTGCAATAGAATATTCTATTCCAAGCATAGGAATAACAGATTTATTAGAATTAACTACTTAAAAATGAGGTGTTTTAATGGCCGATGAACAAAAAAAAATAGTACCAATCGATTATACTCATCGAGAGTATAGTACCATTCGTCAAGATTTGATGGAAATAGCGGAAAGATTGTATCCGGATACCTTTAAAGATTGGAGTGAAGCGTCCTTTGGCGCATTGATGGTAGATGCTGTAGCATATGTAGGTGATCAGCTTTCGTTTTATTTGGATTACAACGTCAATGAATCATTTTTAGATACGGCCTATCAGTACGACAATATTATACGACTGGGGAGGGCCCTTGGGTATCGTCACCGCGGCCCCGATTCAACTTATGGCACCGTAAGTTTGTATGTGCTGGTGCCGGCATCTACCACCGGCCTAGGCCCAGATACTGCTTATATTCCTGTTCTTAAGGCCGGCTCGGAGTTTAGTTCTTCAACTGGATTAAGTTTTATTTTAACAGAGAATGTTGATTTTGCAGATTCTGAAAACCCGGTCGTCGTCGCTACTGTGGATTCGGACACTGGCGCGCCATCGAATTATGCTATTAAGGCAACCGGCACTGTAGTCTCTGGCTATCTTTCCGAAGAAAAGATAAATATTACTGCTTACCAGCGTTATCTGACGGTAAAACTTGCATCCAACAACATAACGGAAGTAATCTCCGTTGTTGATTCCGAAGGAAACGAATATTTTGAAGTAGAATTTCTCGCACAAGACATGGTGTTTAAGGAGATTGCCAACACCAATTACACAAACGACAATGTTCCTTCCATTTTAAAACCTTATTTGGTATCTAGAAAATTTACTGTTGAGCGAGATGAGCTAAATACTTATTTGCAATTTGGTAGCGGAAAGGATGGCGATTCAGATGTAGTAGCCGATCCACAAACGGTA